TAGTTTACGCCAAACTTAAAGTCGTACCACTCTCTATTCCAATACTTATTGTATTTACCTTCAAAGAAATAACCTAAGCTTTTGTTTACTTTTATACCGTATATTAGTCCACCGCTATAATCATACCACTGTTCACCGTCATTAAAGTTGTGATATGAAAACTCATTACCACTATCATAATGATACGGCATTAAATTACCCCATGCATGTAACCATGTTTGTTTGTTGTATTTATAATAATCAAAACCAACTACAACAGAGTGTTGTATTATTCTATCAAGCTCGTTTCGTTTTTTCTCTGTATAATCAGATAGTACTTGTGGTATTACTACAGCCTCCCACACCTCTGCGCTTGTAGCTACAACTTCACCGTTTGGATCTGTGTATACTGAATTAGCTACATCTACATTATAACCTTCTTGTAAAGCTAAATACGTATAGTGTAGGTTACCATTCGATAACATCCACTCGTCTAACGGATTATAACCGTATGGCTCAGCTAGTCTATGTGCTAAACCTATATTCCATGATAAGTTTTTGTGTTTTCTGTATCTATATCTTTCAGACGCTTCAAAGTATTCTACGTCAGCAAAACCATCTTGTAAGTATTCTAGCTTTAAAGCAAAGAAGTTTATACAAACTTCACTATCACAACCATCGTCAGAACTCCAACGCACAAAATGATGTTGATCTGTATAATCTACACCTTCTTGCCTTTTGTAATCTATCTCAATTAAATACTCTAAACCTCTAATTTTACCAACTGTAGCAGCGTCACTATAATTTGATTCTGTACCATCATAAAACGTTTGTGCTTTGTTTTCATAACCAAACCTAGCTATTTTACGAAGCCCAACTGTTAAGTTATAATCGTACGGCGTAGATATTGTACTTGTTGATAAACCGTTGTCTACAGAAAACACATCAACATCTGACAATGATGTACCACCATTTACTGCTGCGTAAAATGTAGAAAACTTTAATAGTGATTGTAAGTCTTGACTACAACAACTCTTTGGCGCTGCGCAAGAAACTAAAGTTATTAAAAGTAATATAATAAGTTTTTTCATTCTTTTATTTTAATTTTTATATCGTGTGGCGCTGTTTTTTGACCACCGAAATATGGGTATAAATAATATCTATCTATATAATCTAATCTTCTATTTTGCTCTATATCTCTATCAACAATAAACTCTTGACCGTTTATAGTAAAAATATAATGTATTAATCTTTGCTCTATTGTAACGTTATATATTTCACCAACCTCAACTTCCATCAAGTCACCTGCTTTGTGCTGGCCCCAAGTATGTTTCAACCATCTAAACCACAACTCACCAGCTTTTTCACCTTCAGTGTAATACGACCAACCTAGCCTTATAGACGCTTCTTGATGTATTTGACCAAAGTCACTAAAGCCATATATCTTGTTTACATCATATTGATCTCTAGTATTACCACCAAAATCATATACCATCGACTCTGTAACTTTAACTAAAAAGTTTATTTTATAAGGCGCATCATTATGTAGGTATGTGCCTGATCTATGCTCACCTTTATTTATTTTAAACACTCTAAAACCGTCATCATCAATTTTTTCACAAGTTGTAAATAAAATTACACATAATAACAATTTTTTCATACTATTTAAAAAGGATCAACGTATTTTTGTTTATATTTTTTCTTTTTCTTTTTAACTTTTTTAGTATCAGGAATATCTAAATTCCACTTACTCCAACCACTAAACATTAAACCTCTTTGTAAAACCGTGTGTTGGTTGTCTAAACTTTCTCTAACGTTTAATGTTTTTCTATATAATCTGTTTAATGGAACATTAGTAATACCTTCTACATAAGCGGTATAAGCAGACCATATAGGATTATCAATATCAAAAGTATCTAATTCTTCAATAAGTTTTTTATTCCAAACAAGATCTTTTTCAGCCATTACTATTTTTCTAGCTTTAATACCAACTGGTGGTGACACTTGTAAACCTTCAACTAAAACAGCGTAAGGATCAGGTCTTTGACCTTTTTCTAAATTTTGCTGCTCATACCTTGCTTTAGCCATGTTTTTTAGTGTAGCTACTATTGAGCCATAAACTCCAGTTCCTCGTAAAACAGAATCTATAGATCCGTTTATAGCGTACTCTTTCTTTTTAATTAGTTTTTTATCGTCTTCGTCATCGTCAAATATAGCTGCAAATAAAGCTGTTTGTAAAGTGTAAAATATTAAATTTTGTACTGCAAAGTAATAAGCTATACGAGACATGTTTGAAATATCACTTTGAAACTGTGTTTTATTACCAGGTGTTATCCTTCTGTTTTTAAGATCTAAAAATGCTTTTTTACCTATTCTATTAAACTGTGACGTTACGTTTTGAAAAGCTAATATAACTTTACCAAGAGCAGAAGCCTGTTGTTGAGAAACCATGTCAGGTCTTGCAGACTGCTGTGTGGCTTCAGCTAATATTTGAAAATCAATAAAAGCTTTTTCTTGAGCTTCTTTTTTACTTAAACCTTCTTTTATATAAGTATTAATTCTATTTCTATAAAACGGAGCTCCACCTGTTGCAATTGCTATATTATCACCTATTTGTGTTGGTGTAAAACCAAGTTGTAATAATTTTTTAATCAAAGCTTGTACAGGATTTTTAGCGTCTTTTACAGTTGCGGCAAGTTCAGCACCGTTAACATCTATCATAATACCACCACGTCTTTGCTTCATAAAGTCAGAGTTAAATAAAAACGACCAATCAGACCAGTATTGTTTTTGATTTGCAAAAGCTTTAGCAGCTCTGTAAATGTTATTATCAGCAAAGTTTATAAAATTAACCATAGACATTTGCTGTAAAACCATTGATCTAATGTTAAAGAACATCGTAGCGGCTACAGAGCCGTTAAGCCAATTCATAAATTGATTAACATGTTTGTTTTGTCCAGAAGGTCTGTTTCTACCAGTTTTAATTCTATAAAGCATATCTTGTATAGCGTTAACCATACCCTCACCATAAGCAGCTCTTATTTTATTTAAGTTTTTATCAGAAAATATTATATCTGCATTTTCAAAAAACTCTTCAAAAAACTTAGCTCTACCTATTCTACCAGTTGCGTCTATTAAATCTGTTCTTATATCACCAGCTTCCCAAGACTCATTAGGTTCAACATAGTTTTCTTGTTTTGATAATACATTTAAACTTTCAGCATAAGTTCTTAAATCAGGATCTGACATAACTATTTCTACTAATGCGTTTTCATCAGTCTTGCTTAATCCGTTTATTTCATAACCATGTTTGTTCCATAAGTAAACTCTTATTGCATCTTGATACGTAAAGTCACCATCAGGTGTTTTCTTTAACAATAGCTTTCTTACCTCTGGCATTTGCTTGTTTAAACTAGCATAATCGTTTGCAATAGCTTGCTGAGCCATATTTAACTCTCTATAAGCTCTATTAAGTGGCTTTATTAAAACTTTTTCAAAAAAGTCTCTATGTCTATTACCTCGCTCGCCTTTACCTAAAAAGTTGTATAATAAACCTACAAAATCTTCGTGTGATGGTGGTATAAAAAACCTAAATCTACCTTTCTTAGCGCCTCTTTTTCTACTTTTAACAAGTGAAAATATTTTTTCAGCTTCAATACCAGTAACATCTTCTAATATTTGATTAAAATCACCGTCTAAAGTTTCACTAAATTTAACTTTAGCTTGTTGTACTTTACGTTTAACGTCAAATTGCTCTAATATATTATCTACAGCTTGTACGTTTTGCAATGCGTCATCAGCAAAATAAAAATCATTATAACCTTCACCAACTTTATCAGCAACCCACAACGCTTTTGCTTCCGCTGTGCTGTTACCTAGGCCAGTTATGTTTTTTAAAGGTATGTTTAAACCATTAGCTTTTAAAAAATCAAATATAGCTTGTGCCGCTGCTGGTGGTCTAGCTGTTAAAACAAACATATTTTGCGCTCCAAACTTACGTTGTAACTTTAAAGCTTTTTGAAATAAAGGTGCTATTTTACCACCTACAACTTTGTTAAATTCAGAAAAATCAAAAGTGTAGCCTTGATCTAATAAATCTTGATATGTAGAAGCATATTGCTCTGCGTTTAACGTACCAGTTTTACCGTCTTCAGTAGTGTATTTAACTAAAGAATTTGTAGTTGCTAACGTATCATCAAAATCTAATATAGTAATACCTCGTGAAACTTCAGAATATTTAGACGATCTAGCTTTTTCTGTAGCTTTTTTTAACGGTGCTTTTTGTTTTGCGGTTACAAGATGTTTAGCTTTACCTTTAGCTGTTACGTTAAAAACTTTATCAAAAGTTTTACCATTAATATGTTGTATACCTTTTGGATCAATACCATTTTCTATAAGAGCTACAGCTTCATCAAAATATCTATCAAACCAATTATCTATTAAAGTCCAGCCTTCACCCATACTTGTTTGTCTACCAGAACCTTTTAGCTTAACTTTATCATCGTAATTATCTAAAGCTATTAGTTTAAAATTATTTTGAACTAAATTAAATGCCGCTTTGAAATTATAATTTTTAAAATTTTTACTTGCTTTTATTCCGCTAAAAGAAGAGTGTAATAAATAATTATAAGCTCTTGAAGCTGGCATCGCGTGCTCCCACTCATATAGCTTACCTTCATATCCTTTAGGATTTTTTGACCAACCTAATAATTCAGCGCCCATACGGTGTGGATGTTCTGTATTTTGAGAAACTGTAGAAAACCAATTAGCCCATATTCTAGCAGATTTACCGTTAGTATCTTTTATAGATTTATCAATTTTTTGCCACATCTGCGTCCACATACTAGCATGCATTTCATTTATTTGTTTAACAGTCATAATAACAGGATTTTTTTCAGTACCAGCAATTTTTTTACCTTTACTGTTTGTTTCTGCTATTTCTTTAGGCGTATTGCCAAAATAAGTGCTATATGTTATTCCTTGTCTATACTTAGCTCCTGGTCCAGTAAATTCTTTACCTCTACCTATTTTATTACCATCGTAAGTAAGCTTGTTAATCTCTTGTTTATAATATTCTTGTAGCTTCATTTTTTTACCATCAGGAGTAGTTACTACATTTTTTCTAGTAGAACCAAGATGCCTGTTGTTATTTAAAAAAGTATTATAAGTTAACACATTTCCAGGTAAAATAGGTATTATATACTCTTTAATATCTTTAATAGCATTGTCAATTTCAGTCACAGTTTTATAAGTGTGCATTTTAGTGCCAAAATGATAATTTAAAACAGCATTAGCAATTTTTTGTTCTATTTCAAAGTTAAGATCAACGTTTCCAAATCCGTCTATATAACCATCTAAAACTTCACTAAAAGCAGTTTTGCTTTGAGCTGTTGTTATATTAGCTATTGTTTGTTTAATTTCTTGTACTTCTTGTTTAGCTTGCTCTCTAGCTTTTAACTTTTCTTTTGCATCTTTAATTAACTCAGCTTGTTTTTGTCTTTGCTCAGCTTGTTTTTGAAGGTCTGCTAATTTTCTTTGTGCTGTTGAAAATGCTACTTGTTGCGAAATAACTTTAGCTAAACCTTTAAGAAGCTGACCTATAGATGATCTTTGAGCTCCTGTAGGTTTTACATTTGTTTCCATTTTAGGAGTTATTCCAAGATCTTTTTTAACTTTCTCAACAGTTTCAAGATCAGGATTAATAAACTCTTCTTTTAAAGAGGTTACTTTAGTTTGGCTTGATAAACCTTTACTTCTACCACTAGGAGATGTAATTATACCTTCTGGATCAATAAAGTCTTCATAAAAATAATTTTGTGGTCTTCCTTTTAAACCTATAGCTAAACCTAAAACATCTCTTGAAACAGATATATTTTCACCTATTTTATTTATATCTGCTGTTGGTGCTGTAACGTTTTCTTTTGGTAATATATTTATAGACTTTTCCATATTATCAGCTACAGCAAAAAAATCTTGAATATTTTTAGCTTCCGAAGGAGATGGTATACCTTTTTTACCTGCTTTTAATTCTTTGTTACTTATTACATTACCGTTAACATCAACAATATTATCTGATGTTGTTATATTTTCATTACCATCTGTAATTTTTATTGCTGGAACATCGAATATAATTTCTCCTACAGGACCAACAAACTTTGATATATCTTTAAAAGTATCACCTACTTTTACATCAACAACTTCTTTTAATTCTTTAATTTTATTAGAAACTTTAGCTAAACTTAAAACATCAGTTTTTACTACTTTAGTTTCATCAAAAGATTTTGTTTCTACATCTTGAGTGTCTGCTATTTGTCTAGCGCTTTCAGTGTCTAGGCTTTCAGTGTCTAGCTGCTCTTTTACTTTAGCAGCTTCAAATATAACAGCTTGCTTTCTATTAAAGTTACCATACACATGCGTAGAAAAAGCGCCTTTAGTTTTATCAAAGTTATTTACAACGCTTACAAAGTATTTTCCTATTTCACCTACAACATTTTCTCTTGGTATACTTCCTTTTTCTTCTGTGTAACCTAAAGCATCTATAGCTAACGCTACAAAATCTCCATATAAAACTGATGCTATAGCATTTTTTTGCTCTGGAAGAGTTGAAGGGCTTTGATACATAATAGCTAAATCTTCGTTACTATAGTTCTCTTCTTTTAAAAACTTTACTAGCTCATCGTTAACAACTTCAGACGCTTTAGCCTCAGCTTCTGTTTGCTCTTCTAAATCAACTTGTTTGGCTCTTATTGATATTGGAGGTAAACTTAAACTAGCTCTTTGACCGTAAAAATTAGTATATTCTTTTAAATGTTCAAAAGCATTTTCAGGACCAAAGTTACTCCAATTAGTACCAACTTTTGTTTTTGTTTGAAATAAATCGCTAAAATAATTAGCTATGTTATTTAAAGTCTGACCGCTATTTTCTGTCAATTGAGTTAAGCTATACTCTTTCATAGCATCAGAAACACTTGCAAAAAGCTCAAGATAATAATTTTTAGTACCTTTTCTAATTTTACCGTATCTTTGTTCAAACTTAGCTATTGCATCTGTGTATACAAGAGCAAATGTAGGGTCTCCAGTTCCTAACATTTGAGTTTCAAGCATTGACCAAGCTTCTTTAAGTTCTTTTCTTGATAATTTTTCTTGTATAACATGAAGTATATCATGATGGAAAGCGTTAGAAGTACCATAACCTTTTCCTTCTCTAATAAGCTCATGTCTTAATTGTTGTACACTAAAAACACCTACACCAGGTATTTCAACAGCGTTAACTTCTTTATTTAATAATCTTTGTATGGGCTTGTAATATTTATTTTTAGGACTTAAAAAGCCTAGCTCTTTAAAATATTCTGTAGCCCTATCTTTTGTTATTAAATCTATTGGCTTAGCGTTATTGTAAAGCTCAGGGTTTTCTATTACGTGTTGAACAAAGTTTTTTCTACTTTTAACATCGTTAACAATTCTTAATTCTTCAAAGTTTTTATTTAATAAATTTCTTTGTTTTTCTTTAAGATTTTTTATTTTTTCATTATTTCTTATCTGATTAGTATTTACACCTCCAAGTATCTCAGCGTCCATACCTTGTTTAAGCTCTTTGTTTTCAGCTTCTAACCTTGCTATTTCTTTTCTATTATTTGTAAGTTCGATATTATTATTGATAACAACTTGTTTTTGATCAATATCCATATCGCTATACTCTTTATAATTATTGATAACAGCTTCTTCAGATTCAAGTTCGTCAAAACGTTTGTTTCTTTCTTCTACAGTTATATCACCATCTTCATACTGCCCTTGAGTTTCTCTTTTTAATTTATTAATAGCGTTTCTAACGTAGTTAGGATCTTTTGAAGCTCTATAATTAGCTTTAACATCACTATAAGTTGATTTTATAGTAGCTCCACCGCCAACTAAAGGTATAGTAGATAACAAAGCTTGTGTTCCTGCTTCAAAATATCTTTTTAAATTTTTTTGTCTATTGCCATAGTAACCAGTTGCAATACCAACACCTGTAACGCTACTACCTTCTTGAAAAATTTCTGTACCTGTTTCAACAATACCAGCAGCACCTAAAGGAGCTCCAGAGGCTATAGTACCTTTTACATTTCCAGAGGTTAAGTTTCTCCAAAAAGATTTAGGAATAAAAACTTTTGCTCCAGTTTTACCTACTAAACCTAAAGTACCACCGGTAAAAATTGTACTACCTAAATCAGCACCTGCGTTTACAAGACCAACGACTATAGCTGGAGTTAAGTTTACTTCACCAGAGTTTAAAACCTCTAACATTAAATCTTTTCTTTCTTTTTCTGGTAATTTTCTAAACTGTTCTAAAGCATTTTCAAAATCAACATCTTTTGGTTTTATTATACCGTTTCGCCAGTCTTCTTTTTCTTTATCAGACATGTTTTTCCACTCTTCATCAGACGGTGGTGCTGGCATTGGCCCTAAGCTTAAACCTTTACCTTCAATATCTTGATCAGTTGGTTTTTTATATTGACCAAAAGCTGGAAAACGTTTCATTGCGGCTTCAATTTCAATAATCTCTATAGCAGCTCCACCCGCTTCTTGTATATAAGTAGAACCACCACCTGTAACTACAGCTGAAAACATTTGAACAATTTGATCACCTAACATACCTTGCCACTCATCAATAGTTAAATCAGGATCACTTATTGTTTTTCCAAAAGCCGTAGGTACTCTAGCATCTTTTAATCTTTTTTGATAGTCTTGAGTTTCCATAATATCCTCTGCTATTTTAACGTTTAAACCGTATATTTGCGTGTTTAAACTTTTTATAGCGTCAGCGTTTGTTTTAAAGCCAGTAGGCTCACCAAAAGGAGAGACAAATGGAGCGTTAGGGTCTAGTTTTTCTAATTCTTTTTTATTATTTTGTAGGTTAGCTAATTTTTTACCTCTATGTAATATTTGTGCTTCGTTAAATGCTTTTGGAAACTTTATCATTGTAGTGATATAGCCTTGTCTAATCATATCTGAATCTAATCCAAAAAAATTATCACCAGTAACCCAAGCCGGTAATGTAGCGTTTTCAGCTTCTTTTCTTTGTTTATCATTTATAGATATGCCATATCTACTTTCTAAAGCTGCTACTATAGAGTTTCCAACGTTTTGTAATTCATCTGACTCTTTAAACAACCTATCATGCTCTTTTGTTACTAAGTCTTGATATTCTTCATTAGCTTTTTTATAGCCCTCTTCTGTATTTAGATCATATTTTTTTCTTAATTCAACAATAGCTTTTGCAGAGTATTGTTCTAAATTATAATTTATATTTCTAAAAATTCTATCAGAGCCAGGTATTTTTTTATCACCAAACATTAACTTGTTAAATGTCTCGTCAACATGAGTTTTAAGCTCTTCACTTGACATTGCCTCTAATTCTTCTTGTGATAAAAGTTTGTTAGCGTAATTCCATGTTTGAGCATAAGCTCTTTCATCAAAGTTTGTTAAGTTAGTGTTTTCTCTTATAAACTTGTTCATGTCGTTAGCAACACCTTCAGCACCTATGTTTATACTAAGAGCGCTTGAAGACTCCCAAAAATCACCAGCTATATTATCGTCACCTTCAGAGTTTTTTGACTTGCCAATAGCAGGTAATCCAAGATCTAAATCAAATTCAAAAGTTTGTTCTTTACGCTCACCATTTTCATCTGGTGGTGCTATAGCTATAACTCTATCAAAACCAAGACCAGTTCCACCGCCAAATCTACCAAAATAACCTAAAAAACTATCATCTTCTTTAAAATCCCAACCTAAACCACCAAACATCTTTTTTAAACGTTGAACACCTTGTTTTTCACCAAGAGCAGTTATTTCAGACGTAACAGTAGGTAAAGTATCGTCAAAGCTATCGTCTTGATACATGTCTATTTTGTAAGCTTTAGGATATTGCAACCTAAAATCGTCTAGTTGAGAAGGGTGAATCTCAAACTGCTTTCCAGAATCAGTATCAAAATAATATTCGTACATGAATTTTATTGATTTTTATTTTTATTAAAACTAAAGTCTATTACTGGGTTACTAAACAAAAAGTTTTGATTTTCAGGTTTACTTAAAAACCTCATGTAAGTATTAAAATCTTTTCTTGAAAAACCATAACCTTGCGCCTCTGCAACTAATATTTGAAAGTTCTTTAAAAGAGCTTCTTGATCATTAAGTGTAAACTTCTTAGATATAGCTTCACCGGCTTTAGGTTTACGCAAGTCTGGGTTTTGTATTTTACCACCTTCACCATCATCTATTTCCTCTCTCATATCTACCTTTCTTTTAAATATTTGATATGTTGGCGCTCCACCTCTTAATTTATCATCTATTGTTCCATCATTTCCAACTCCTCTTATTACATAACCTAATAGTCTAGCGTATCTACTCGCTTCAGCCAAGTCACCTTTGGATAAGTTTTGCGTTAATTTAGTTATATCACCTAAAGTACCTGCGGTTGTTGTTGTATTGTTAAAAAAGTTTTCTATACTAAAACCTTCATCACTAACTTCTAATTCTTCTTTATTATCTAAATAAGTTATGTTAACTTGATTTTCTAAAAGATTTTTTACAAATGAGTTGGTAGTAGCTTCGTCATAATTATCATTGCCTGGAGTAGTTAATATTTTTATAAACTCCATAGCGTTTTCTTGCGTTACTTGCTCACCGTCTGGAGTGCCATCATTATTTAAATCAGTACCACTACTATTTAAAAGATCTGTAAATGACTCAATATTTTCTACAAGTTGATCTTGTATGGTTCCACGTCCACCGATTGATAAATTAGAAACCATAAGTTTAGCACCCATATCATCTCTATTATCCATAATAACACTCATGTCTTGGTTAAAAGCTATACTATTAAACTGAGCGTTTTTAGGGTCAACGTATCTATTAATTACTATTTGAGTATTTCTTACGCCTATTGCGTCTCTTGCAACGTATTGTTTGTTTAAATCATTAAGATTAATTTCAGAACCACCTATTACTATATTTCTTTCTCTTACGTTACCAATTTCAAACTTATTATCTAAAAGTAATTCTAAATTTGCAATAGCTTCTTCGCTCATGTTTTCGTATGAAGCTGTTTTTTTAAAATCTACTAGCTTTGTTTTTAAACGAATTATATTATCTTTCATTACGTCTAAATTATCTAATCTTTCTACAGTGCTATTTACCTGACTTTGTTTTACAAAAGCAGCTTTTTGTATTGGCTCGTTTATAAATTGAGCTTTATCAGCAATAATTAAATCAAGTTCAACATCGTCAGTAGAAGCCATTACTTGATTAGCTTTTGACTCAACTATACCCGCTCGTTTTTTTGATCTAGCTTTTATTTCTCCAAATGCTCGTAATAAATTGTTTGTAGACTGTTGTCTTTGGCTACTTATATTTTGAAAACCAGTAACCATCCTACCAAATACACCGCTTAAGTCAGGCACTACACCAGCTTCAGCTATTCCTATGTTTTTAAATTTACTCATGTTATTTTAATTTTATGAATCTAGTGTCATTATGTATGCTTGTCCTAATTGATTTAAAGCATTCATTTGATTTGCTGCCATCTGAGCTTGTAACTGATTACCGGCAACTAAAGAAGACATTTGATTAGCTTGTGCTTGACCTAAGTTAGAAGCAGCAGAAGCAGATACAGCAGCTTGCATGCTTAATAAATTAGCTTGTCTCTGACTTTCTAGTGTTTGAACATTAGCCTCACCTTTTCTTTCTGCCATGTCAGCTGTTAAAGCTCCTTTAGCAGCAGCTCTTTGGTTTATAGCTTCTTGTTTACCAATATTAGCAGCAATTTTTTGATTTTGTAACATACCTTGATTAGCTAGTGTTTGTGCTAAAGCTGCAATACCACTAGATCCAGCCGCAGAACGAAGAGAAGATAATATGTTAGCTCTAGTTTGCTCACCTCTTCTAGACATAAACTCTGCTTCTAAAGTGTTTACTGTTAAGTCTTCAAAAGGATTTTCCATATTTTCAAAAGGATTAACAAAAACCATTTCTCTATACTTTTCTTTTTCAACAGCTAAAAGCTTCATTTGTTCATCTCTAAAAGCTCTCGCTTCTTCTAATTGTTGTTGAGTTAAAGCATCCATTCGCCTTTGGTTTGCTCTCATTTTAGCAGCTTGTGATCTTTGACTTAAAAAATTAAGACCACCTATAATTAACATAGCTTGAGGGGTTGTAATAGGCATAGTTATTTATTTTTTAAATTGTTACTATTATATTGTTACACTTTTAACGTGTTTTTTACTGTTTAAGTTATTTCAGAGCCAACTGAGAATAGTTTAGCTTCTGTTGTACTATTATTTTTCATTTTAACTGTAGCGTAGTATCCAGATATACCAGATGTATTTACGACACCATTTTTTGCAAATAAAGCCATGTCATTTTGCAAGTCATCTGTACCTACAACGCTACCACCATCATCTATTGTTATAACTCTTGTAGTTGTGTTAATAGCAGTTACAGTTCCTCTAAAAGTAGGTCCGTCGCTATTTTTATCTATATTACTATCAGTACCGCCAGCATCTGTTACGTCTGAAATATTACACGTAAATATTTTATCACCAATACTTAAAGATTGATTTATTTCTCCACTTAATGTTATTGTAAATGTTCCCATATTATATTAAGCCCATAACGGGTCAATTGTTAAAAAGTTATCTAAATTTAAATTTACAGTAGTATTTTCTGTAGGAAACTGTATTATTGTAAGTTGAAAACTAATCTCAGCAACTCTACCAGCGCTAGTAAAAGTTAATACTTGACCCTGCCTTATAGTTCTTTCAGCATTTACTGTTATAGTACTTTGAGAACTATCAACACCAGTTACAGTTATACCTTCTGCATTAGCACCATCTTTAATAGTTGAGACGTTTTTATATATACCTACTACAGCACCTACAGCATCATCAAGATCAGTGTTTGTTTGTAGAGTTATACTATTACTACCAGTGTTAGCGTTAGCAGTTTTATTTACATCGTTTATTACAAGATCAGCAATAAGCTCATCATTAATTGTACTAGCTAAAGAAAATATTAAACCTGTGTTAGTGGCTATATATTCAGCACCTCCACCCGCGAAAGTTAAAGTAGTACCATCTGCTATTGTACCGCCAGGACTTCCACTTAAAGTTATTTCAGCCCCATTAATATTAGCAACAGTTACAGAGTTACTTATTCCAGAGCCAGTGACAGTCATACCAACAAGTATCTTTGAGTTTGCAGAAGATAAAGTTACACTAGTACTACTTGTCGCTCCAGAAGTGGTAGATGTTGTTCTTGATTCAAAATCTGTTAATTGTATTTCTCTAGCTTTTTTAAAAGCTTTCGTGTTTAACTTTGGCTCTAGCTCTATATAATGAAGTTCATTAGCTTGAGTACCGTTAGGACCTGTTATAGCTGTAGAAGAAGGTAAAGACCCACTACCACCTGTATATGAACCGTCAGCTGAAACACATGTGAAAGTAACTGTAACATTATTTTTTTGATTAAAAGTAAAAACGTTTGTTTTTTGAGAACTACTATTTTGTAAATTAGTAGATAAATTAGTTAAATCACCAGCTACAGTTTGCACCGTGTAAGTTTCTAAAACACTGCTAGTAGGTATCGTAACACTTATTTCTGATTTGCCAGAAGAGTTAATTGTTTTAGTACCTGTATTTGTTGATGACGTTGTAAAAGTATTTGACGTAAAATCATAAGTTTTACTATCAGAAGATCTTGTTAAAGTAGTTGTAAACACAGAGTTTTGTGCGCCTAAAACAGTAAGAACTCTTACTTCACCGTTAGGATCAACTGTTGAAGTATCAAAGTTTATTGCGTCTATTTGCACAAACTCAATATTATCAACTAATAAAACAGAAGTAGTAGAGTCAAAAGTACCTCTTGAAGAAACTTCTTCTACTTCTTCAATAAAACTTAACTCATTAAAAACAGTGTTAACATTAGCAACAGCGCTTATAGTAAATGTTTTTGTAATTGTTTGGTTTAAACTATTTTCTGTAGTCGTACTAGTTACAATTAAATCTCCATTTGTAAAATTATTTACAAAAGTAGGTTCATTTGAATAATAAAAACCATTACTTGCGGTAAATGTAACAGTGCATAATTCTTTAGTAACATTTTCAGTCGCTGAAACAGTTAATCTTTTTACAACGTTAATATTGTTAGAGCTAATACTTGTTAAAGTAACTCCAGCACTAGCTGCAACATTAACTGTGTGATTAGTTTTTACGTTTGTAATTATATTTAAACCTAAATTTATTGCCATATTATGATGATGTGTTACTAGATATTATACTAAGACCCTGTACATTAAAATCACTAGTGTCTATATTACTAGCTGTAACATCGTCTCCTTTTATATAATTATACCACTTATTACCTTTTTCTAAAAACTCATTAACACTACCTGTTTGAGGTATGTCTGTTTCTAAACCGTCTACATACCAACCTGGCTTTCCTTCAATATTGTAAAAATCTGCATCTGAGCCGTTTGTTGTTACATCTAACCTATCAACTTTAGCTTGAGTACCTTCGTATGTTATAGTTTTAAATCTTTTGTTTTTATAAGGATCAGCATTTAAAACTAGTGTTAACTCAGGATAATATTGAGAACCATAGAAATTAGCTCTTGTATTATTAGAGTGATGTTTCCAAAGCTCAGCGTCTTTAAAAGTATAGTATTCATTGTTTAAACTTATACCTGCCTGCATGCTAGTAAAAGATTTAAAACTTGAAAAACCTTTTATGTTTTCATTAAAACTAACAACATGATCCGTTCCCGTAGTGTCTAATTTAAGATTATATTCGTTTTTTCTAGCATCATAACTACCTATTAAAGTTGTTGATATTGGTAAGTTATCTCTAAAAAAGTCTGCCATACCGTATTGTGATATTGCTGTTAAACCGTCCATTGATAATCTAAGAACAACTCCACGTTGTTTATCTGTAAAATAAGATCTATGTGATTGTGAGGCAAAAGATCTTGGATCTTTTGATATACCAAACTCACCAGCGTAAGGTATAGTTTGTCCTAAAACGTTTGTGTTAGCGGTTAGCTGTGGGTTTCCGTCAGCGTTAAAAACAGCATCTTTATTTGCTAATATTTTTAAAACTTTATCTTCACACAAAACTAAAAGATTAGAGTCTTTTGTATGTAGTTTTTGTATAGTACCGTATGTTGGATTAATATCTTTAGTTATTGTTTCAGCTGTTAAAAATTGATTTAAATCGTTTACGTTACTTGTAGAGTTATATATACCAGAAAATATTAAACCACTACCTCTTGTATCTTCTTTATAAACTTCATCTAAAGTTGTTGAAGCCACTATACCTTTACCTAAACTTGCTTTGTTAAAAACATCTTTTATTCTATCAGACTCAACACCGTTGTTAAAAGAATAACAGTTATAATAAGATAAATCTTGAGTATTACCGTGATCTTTTATATCATAAAAATCACTAGCTTCATAATAAATATCTAAACCTTCTGTTTCTTTTGGCTCTGTCTCAAATATAGCTGGTTTAGTTGTAGTTAATTGAGTTTCTTCATTAGTTACAGATCCTATAAATTGTAAAATTCTACTTGTGTTACCATCCATTTTACCAGCAACAGTACCACCGGCATCATTTGTAGGTATAAAAGTAGTAGTATCAGGAAGTCTATCTAGTTTAATTATATATGTTAGTCTTCTGTTACTACCTCTACAAAATCTTTTTTCTTCATCTTTTATTGAATCTTGTATTATAGGAACAGTACTACCTGAACCATCACCTATTGTATGTAGCTCAAAATTATTAGTGGTATTATGAGTACTTCTAGCTCTAAATCTTTTGTATGTTCCTGTTGACGAGTCTCTTAAATCTGAAAAAGTTATATTTTGAATACCAGCAGTGTTGTGATAGTATTGATAATACGTATAAGAATTACCAGGAAAAGGTGTGTGGTTGTATCTTTTTACAATTTTAAAATCTTTTATTTCAAACTGATTACCGGCAGGATCATCTTCAAACTTAAATTTTTTACCTACAGCTATACTATTAACTACGTCTAAAAAACTGTTAGAAGTACTAGTCCAACCACTTGAAGCTAAAGCTGTTTCTAAAGCGCTTAAGTCATTAGGATCAAATAAATTATGAGGTATATCTGAAGGCATACCGCCAAAAGAAATTTGTATATAATGTTCACCTACTTCGTGAAAAGCAGTGCCATATAGTTCTATATCTGCATCTACATCTTCTTGTATTGCAGTATAAATACCTCTAGCAGTTCTTATGTAATCGTTTTTACCTTGAGTTAAATTATTACCAAAAGCAAAACCATCATTTGCCGCCATTTCTAACTTATTACTATTGTTTACAGCATAGTGAACAGCTCTATGAAAATGATAATATTTTCCATGTGTCTCTGGATTATAACTAGTATCTTGTTGTATACCTATATAAGACATGTTATCTATAAACCAGTTGCTTCCATATTCGCCCTGCTCTCCTAAATCATTACCTGTAGTAGCAACTCCAAATTTAAATATTCTTAAAAACTTCATATAAGAACCAATAGAACCGTACATACTATAACCATTGGTACCATTTTTTCTTTGAAATAAACCATAGCTATATGAAAAAGCAGCGTGCCTTAAAGTTCCAGCTTTTGTAGCATCTGTCATTACTGAAGACTGATCAACCCCAACAATATTATCTTGAATACCACTATTACCTACTGTACTAACATTTAAAGGTGAAATTGGATTGTCTATATGAGACATCATAAAAGCTAAGTTATGAGGTATTGCTTTATATATGTTTTTACCATTACCAGCTTGCTGAGTACCACCACCAGCATTGTCACCACTATCAAACCAAGATCTAGCTTCAAAATATAAAGTATCATTATGATTTAAATTAGCTGCAAAAGGATGTCCACTACTAGAGTCGTAAGTACGAAAACTATCAGATGTTAAGTCACTCCACTGAGCACTCACAGTACTAATATTATGTATAGATATAGCGTTTGTTTTATTACGAGAATTGTTGTAGTTGTTAAAATTTACAAGGTTATTTAACGCACCACCTGCTCCAACATTAAAAGATGAATAATTTGAATCAAGGTTTAAGCTTGCAGGATCGCTTTTGTAAAATAAAGAATTATTTGACAATACTTGAGCTAACACACTATTTGTAGAGTTACTGTAAACATTATCAGTAATAAACGCATCTGCGTTAACTTTTGCAAAAAATCTACCGTCAAACTCTGGTTTATTTTCTATTTTAACAGTTAAAACTTCTATTACAACACCAGAGCTTAGATTAGAACTAGTCATTATCCAAGATATATCTGACGCTTCAAATTTATTTTCAAAAGTAATTTTATAATGCTCGTTACCGCTAGGCGCTGTAACTACTTGTATTGAATCAATATTAAAAATGTCTGAAACACGGTTGTTGTTGTCTTTAAATTTAACAACTATATCTTTTGTACTAATAATTTCTGTAAGATCAGGATTACCTTCTGTTCCTATCCAATTGTTTTTATCAAATGAAATAATTCTGTCTCCAGTTATAGGCCTTGTGCTAACATCGTCAAATAAACCTGTATTTATATTAGCGTTAATACCTCCAAGTCCTATGCTATTAAAGTTTTGTTTTATAAAATCAGGAGCATTAGCTGATATATCTAAAACTTTATATATTGCGTTTTCATCTGTAACCGCCACACCGTTATCACCATGACCTTTTTTTAATATTAAAAAAGTTTCTTCATCTAATTTATTTCTCTCTGTAGAAGGAAAAGAAAGCCAGTAACTATCACCTTTTGAGTCTGCTTTGTATATTCTATCTAAAGCGATATTATAGTATTCACTACTAGTTTCTTTTACAAAATATTTAAAGTGAGTTGCCCAGTTAGGAGCAAAACTTGTTATCTTAGCTTTTATACAGTTGTTATCTACTGAGTTTAACTTTGGAACAGATACGCTAGCTGTTTTTCCTGTTAATACAGGTGTTTCTCTACCATATTCATCAGCATAAACAACACCAAGCTTGTAGTTTCTTTGAGATTTAACAGATTTTTTAGTATTAGTAATTACTTCTTTTAATGAAAAATTACTTATATGACAAGTAAACACACTAGTAGTTGGATCAGAGCCAACTTGAAACATAAATTGTCTTACAAGATTATTGTTCCAAGGAGCTCCAGCAGCTGAGTTTCTTACACTTGATAAAGTTGCTTGACCGCTATAATAACCATTACCTGTTATTGATTTTTGAAAATTAGCAAACCTACCAGTACCATCGGTACCGCTAGTACCAGACATTAAAGCAGGACCTTGTAATTCTCCAGTACCAGTCCAATTAGTAACTAAAAAACTATAGTAATATGTTTTATCATTTTCAAGAATATTAACACTAGCATCAGTATTAAATTTAGCAAATTGATTATCAGAAACACATTTAACAGCACCTGCTTTTCTGTTATTATCAGAAAAAAGTCTTACGTGAGTATAGTTATTATTATTATCTTGAGTGTAATTGTCAAAATTTTCTGACATAAATCTATTTGGTAAAAGCTCTGGACCAGTAAAAACTCTGTTATCTATATAAGCGTCAATTTTTATATTTTCATCTGGGGTATTATAGTTTTGAGTATAATTACCGTAAACTATTCTATTACCAACAACCTCTTGAGCTAAAGCTTTTTTAGGAACATTATCCCATTGCCTTAGCAATTGTTTTTCTTCTAATAAAGAGTATATATTTTCTTTTGTAATTATATACTTATTATCAGTCCAATAAGTGTCATTGTTACTATCTTTTCTAATACTATCAACTTTATATATTTCTGGGCTATTAGACTCTGTATATAAAATATCTACTTGAACAACATCTTCTGGTATGTCTGGGGTTATAATGTTTGTTATTTCTATTTCTTTTAATTTGTTTTGCATACCAATATTAAAAGCTTCTTTAGAGTCATATAAAAAATTACCTGGTAAAAAAGCTGCTTCAGAAAAAGGTGAGAAAGTAGAATACTCACCGTCTGTATATTTATATCTTGTAGCAAAAAAAGAAAATTTATCTTTAAATAAATCACTTTCTTCTTCAAATAAAAATATATTAAAAGCACTAGTACTACTAAGACCGCCGCCACTTAATATTTTAGCTTTAAACTTATTAGTACCTACTAAAGATTGAACCTTTAATCTTACATCAAAAACATCTTTTGTTGGTGTTGTTGGTGGAACGCTTAAATGTAAAATATCATTTGGCAAAAAAGGATTTAACCCACTAGAAGACATTTCTATCTCTACAGTATCATTATTGTTGATAATAGACATATCAATAGGTTCTGTAGATCTATCAAAAACGTTAGATCTATTTTGTTTTATGTTTATGTCTGGAGAGTTTACTGGAGATTTACGTATTACAGTAGTGTGAGTTTCATCTGCTTTTTTATCTGTAGTCAAAGGATAATGAGCAGTATTAATAGTTCCATCAGCATTTAAAACAACACTTAGTTTAGTTGTAGTGTTAGCGTTTGTAGTACCAGCTATTGATCTTGGTATAGATATTTTTTTAGGTTCTGAATTATTATCTGTCCATATTAAAAAGTCTTCAACTATATTTATTCCAGTTATGTAATAATTTTTATTAAAGTTTAAAGCTCTTTTTTTATTTTTGTGTGTTATATGTAAAACTAAATGTTGAAAGTTTGCGGTAGCTAAAGAACTTATTTCGTTTTCAAGAGTTAATATATTTGTAGATATACTTATTATTCTATTATTCCAAACATGATTTACACCACTATTTTTATCGTAAACATTAACGTACATGTTTGTAGATAAATTATCTTTATATGCACTTGTGTTTGGTACAGTTATAGTTTTATTAGCTACGTTAAAGTTTATATCAGTATTAACGTCCATTACATCATCGTCGTCTACATCAAAAACTGCTAAGTAGCTATAAACATCTGTAAATACGTTAGTCATAGTATTTGTACTACTATCGTACTTTAATATTAAATCTTTACTAACACTTGGCTGATCATTATCACCAGCAAAACCATCTGTTGTTATTTCTGGTCCAGAAACAAAGTAATATATGCAGTTATTTTTTTCGTCTGTAATTTCACCTACTATTGAACTTCCAGTAGGCGCAGAGTCTCCAGAAACTAAAGTATTACCTTTTACAGCTTGAACAGTACCAACATCATTATCGTCAGATGTTGACACTTCAATATTTAGTGCATCTCTGTATTGTCCATTAGGTATTAATCTTTCATCAAGGTCTTTATTCATTTTACCTTGAAAAAAGCTATTGTTAATTTCTGCCATATACTAGTGTTTAATCCACTTAGATTTACCTCTAAGTATTTGCGTTATTTCTTCTAATTTTATATTTGATAGCCTAAGTTTTGCTTTTCTTATTTCAGCTCTTTTTTCTTTTTTATATCTATTAATAATATACTCAGGTACACCTACCATAGTAGATGTAATAGCGTAAATTATAGACTTGTACATAGCTTCTTCAGCAAATTTATGAACTTGCATCTCAGCATCAGTTCCTAAACTATCACTTATATATTCTAATATTAAAGTTTTACCATTGATGTTAGAACTAAAATGTATTTTACCAACAAGTTCATCTATATAAAAACTTCCATTAACTTGAGCGTGTTTAGGTTCTAAACCATATCTTTCACCAATTACTAAATCATAAGTACCGTCATCATATCTATTTACATTATCTTCAGGTGTACTTGATTTGTAAGCGCTCCAGGTATCTGATTCTACATCAAAGTCTAACTCATTATTATTTAAGTTATAAGTACCATCAGTATTTTGTTTTATATTTTTAGGATTAGAAGTTTTTATAGCAGGATATAAAACGTGTTCAATACCAGCAGCGTCACTCCAAGATAATTTAACATAGTTAACATAGTCTTGAGGTAGTAACATCTGAAGGTTTTCTGGTACTTTTATTTCTTGAGCTTTTGTAGATTTAAAAGTATCAAATGATAATTCTTGTAAAGCTCTTTGAGCAAAAAAAGCTACATCAGTTCTTTTAATTTTTGGTATTATTTTACCTTCACCAACATAAGCTAAAATAAATTGATTAATAATATGTTCTAGAGAAGTAAATTGATAACTGCCAAGATTACCTGAGTCTTGATATTGTTGTTGAGTTTGATTGTCTAGTAATCCCATTTATTTATTGTTTTTGTTGTGATACAGTAGCAGCTTCTTTAGTGTTAGCAATTTGTGTTAAATTGTAGTCTTGTATTGATACGCCGGCTAACCCAAGTATTTTAAAAACTAATTCGTTTTCTTCTGATTCGTGTAATTCAAAGTTTACTAAATCACCTGCGCTAGAATTGTGTATTGCTTTGTTATTTATAACAACATAAGTCCATTTAACAGTGGCTGGTTTTGCAATGTAATTACAAGTTACAGTTGAGGTGCTATAAGAAGTACTTGGAGATGCTGGAAACAGTTTTAATAAAGTATTTGATTTTCTAGTATAAACAGGTCTTGATTCAACAGGTGCATATAAAGCTGTTCTAGACATATATTCTAAATCTTTTTTACCAACTTTTTCAACTTCTACATCGTAAGCACCACCAACTGCATAAAATACAGTTCCTAATCTATGCACGTCTGCTGGTAAAGTAATTTCGTTTCCAGAAACTGAAGATACAGGTTGTTTAAATTTTTCAAATTTAGATATTTTTTCTTCCAACAAGCTAACCATATCAGAGTACTCTGTTTCGTTACCAACAACTCTACTAAACTGATTTATATCATAAAAATATTGCTCAAATATTTCCATTTGAGCTTGATTAGCAAATAGATTAAACTCTTGTGGAGTTATATAACCTCTTTGTTCTTTATTAGCAATAGCTAATACTTTTTGATATACATTGTCTATATTTACCGCCATATTTTTTTATTGTAGTATTGTAACCACCCCGAAGAGTGGTTACTCTACTAAGGTTGTTACGAATTTAATCGTTTTTCAATATTTGCATATATTTCCATACCTTCATCGGTTTTAAACCAATGAGCAAGTGCTGTGTATGGATGCTCATCAAAAGGAACTGTCATTATAGTTCTATTATTAGAGCCCCACAAAAAGTTTCTTTGATCTGCGCTTAACTTGATAATACCAAGCTCTGTTGCTCTAATACCAAAGTTTCTAAGCTGAACATTATCATCAGAAGCTAATTCTAAGAACAAAGCAGGATTATTTCTAGCAAACACTAGTAAATCACGTTTAAGTTCTTTAGAACTCATCCTAGATACTTCAGAACCTTTTTCTACTCTCATTATAGCCTCTGCCATTTCTATCTCCATATCTCTAGCTATAACTATTGCATCTGCTTCTAATTCTAATATTTCTATTTCTTGAGCAGCTTCTTTTACAGGCTCATATTCAGTATAAATTTTATCTTTATGCGGGTGGTATAAAGAAAGTAATTTTTGTAAAACAGTTTTTTCTTTTTCTACATACAAACTACCATTTCTAAAAATAATGTGAGCTAATCTTTGATCACCTTTCATTTCATCAACAAATGGTGTTCTTTGGTTTTCACAATATTTTAATTCTCTTTCATAACCTTTTTCTTTGTCAAACCAATAAACACCAGAGCTTCTTAACATAAAAGATAAAGGTTTTTTTCTTCCAGTTAAATTATAAACTCTATCTTTTATTTCCCAGCTTGGTTTTTTAGGTTCAACTTTTTTTATTTTTGGTGTTTCAACAACTGGTGTTTCAACAACCTGTGGAGTTTCTTCAACCTCCACTTTTGTTTTCTTTTTTGCCATAATATAATATATAATAAAATTAATAAAATAAAGTCGAGGCCGAAGCCCCGACTTTTAAATAATGATTTACTTCATTAACATAAAGTTGTTAGCAGCTTGAGTTACTAAACATCTTTCAGTTAAAAAGTGTAAGTGCATTGCATCTAAAGAAGTTGTAGCAGCACCAACAGAACCAGTAACCCAAGTTTTCATTCTTCGGTCATCAGTTTGTGAAGCTCTAAATCTTACATGTAAGAAAGGTCTCTTTATGCTAGAACCTACAGTTTGGTCGTAAACTGAAGTTGTACCAGCAGGTATCATAACACCTCTAATAGCGTTAGCTGTGGAAGCAGCGTTAATACCACCTCTTGTAGCTTTGTCATTTAAGTATCTAAAGTCAGACTTATAGAAGTCATAAGAACCTCTTCTGAAACCAGAGAAACCTAAGTTTAACGCCATATCTTCAGAGTTGTTAAATACACCGTAAGATGTACCACCAGCACCGTAAGAGTTCATTGAAGCTAACATATCATCAACAGCTAAACTAGTTGATCTATCAACAAACATCATGTACTCTTCGATAGCACCTTGTCTGTCAAACTCAGCTAAAATAGCATCGAACTCAGCTAAATCAGTAGCGGCGTTAACACCAGTTACACCAGTAGTTATGTTACCTCTGTCTTCAATAGCGTCGAATAAACCTTGAGTACCAACACTATCAGTGTCAGCTCTTAAGTGTACGTCTACGTCGTGGGAGTTAGAACCTTTAACAGCTTCTAGCATTGCCATTTCAATGTAGTCGTTAAATCTAGCTCTAGTGTCAGATTCTGCTTTTAAATACCATAAGTAACCTCCTTGTCCACCTTCAGTAGATATTTCAACCCAACCTATTTTAGAAGTATCAGAACCATTTACTTCGTAAAAGTCCTTCATAATAATAGGTTTGTTGTTAAAAGTTTTGAAAGTAGGCTCGTTAGAAGTGTGACGCTCATGCCCTCTAGTTATAGTACCACTATCGTTTTGATAGTAACCAGTACCTTTACCATATTCAGAACCATAAACTAGTAACGTTGAAGTTTTGTCACCAGCAGATCCTAAAGCAGCTATAGTACTAGCATCGTAAGTTTTAACTGTAATAACTTCGCTAGCAACATTAGTAACTAAAGCTTTAAATATACCATTTGCATTTGAAATGATTACAGTGTCATTAATTCTAACACCGTGATTAGCTACTGTAAAACCGTCACCAGCAACGTTTTCGTCAATATCAGAAACTACAGTAAATTCACCTGTACCAGATATAAAACCTTTAACAGATATGTGTAGTCTTGATTGCTCTGACCAAATAACTTGATCAGCAGTCATAGCTTCTTCAGCACCAATTTGTGCTAAGAAACCAGAAATTGTGCGAGGTCCAAAAACCTCAGCTTCTTTTTCCATTAAGTCTGGAACGTATTGTTGACCCCAACCTGCGTTAGTTGAAAGGTCTAAATAATTTGTAGCAAATGTAGCTTTCTGTGAAGAAGGTACACTGTTCAAATTATTTCCAGGATTTGAAATTGCCATAATTTTGTAATTTTAAATTGTTATTTATTGTTTCTAATTTTAAACTTAAAATCATTAGAGTTATCACCTAATACTTTTACTTTAATACCTCCAGCTTCAACTTCACCAAAAGCTTGTCTTGGATTCATATCAACATTTTTAGATTTAGCTATGCTTTCTTTTAAAGCATCAGCTTTACCCTGCTCGTAGAAGTGTTTTGCAACAGCATCAGCATTCATTGCTGTAAACAAAGACTTGTGATAACCCGCAGCATCTTCCATTTCATTATTCTTGTTTAAGAACTTCTTAACAAAATTATTAATGTCGCTTTGAGTTTCTTTTACTTCGTTTGTGTTTTTAACGTTAAATCTATACTTTTTATCACCAACATCATAATTAAAACCTTTAAAGTTTTTATTAAATATGTTATCTGTTTTTAATTTAAAAGTATTTGCTTGACGCTCTACAACTTTTTGATTCTCTTCTGATTCTTTGTTGTATCTATTAAAGAAATCAACAGCCTTCTGTTGTTCAGGAGTCAACTTTGACCCAGCTTTAATTTCTTCGTAGTATTTAGACTTTTGCCCGTCTAAGTGGCTTCTAGCGCTGGCAACTTGCTCTTTAAACGCTAGTTTTTTTCTTTTTATATCTCTTTCTTCATCTTCTGTTTCATCGTAAGAAAAAGAGTCTTCTATTAAAAAGCTAATCTCTTCATCTGTAAGATGCTTTTTAGTTTGTTTGTAATATTCTCTTAATACGCTATTGTCATCGTATTTACTATAATCTTGATTTAGTCTAACATAATCTTCAACACTACCACCGGTTTCATCCATAAAGTCAACTAACTTCTGTATGTTTTCTGGTAATGGTTTACCTGTTTCTTGAGCTTCAACTATAGCCTCTTTAGTTTCTTCAACTAACTCTTCTGTCTTTTCTTCAACTTGTTCGTCTGTTACTTCCTCAATAACGGGTTGTTCATCTTGAACTGTGTCGGAGACTTCTTCTCCGGTAGGTTTTTCATCTGTTGTTTCGACGTTTTCTTCGAGTACTTTTTCGCTAGTTTCGGATTCGTCGCGTACAGAAACCTCATCTGTGCTTTGCTCTGGAACGGCATCTTCTTGTTTTTTTGGGTTATCTAAATCTACTTTGATGATATTATCATCTTCTTTTTTTACATTAATATCTACTTTAGTAGTATTATCAGTAGTCTTTTTAGCTACTTTTTCTTTTTGTTTTTTTGCCATAATATAATATAATAATAATTAATAAATTTATTTAGGATCAAAAGCACCTAAATCAAACCCGCCTCCTAGTATATCATTACCTGCAGATTCAAAATTTTTAGGTGGTTTGCCTGTTTTTCTTTGATCTATAAGCTCACTTTGTTGTGTTGCTTGAATTTTAGTTCTTTCGTCTTTTCTATCTTCTTTTTCTTTTTCTCTACTTTTCATACCTTCAACTTCCATATTCTTTAATTGCATGTTCATTTGAAACTCTAACTGCATAAGTTCTTTTTTGTGCGCAACTTCTTGTAACATCTTGTTAGACTCTAGCTCTGCTTTTATTTGTTCTAGCTGAGCGTTACTTTGAGTTATAGCTTGATTTTTTTGTATTTCAGCTTGAGCTGCCACTTGTTGAGCTTGAGCGTTTGCTTGAGATTGAGCTTGAATATTCTGTTGCGCTATAACTTGATCTTTTTGCTGTTTTTTTCTTCTACGTATCTTTAACAACTCATTAGCTAGTTTTAAATTTTTAACTTCTCTAATATCAATAGCATCTTCAAGATCAATTGTTTGTTGAGATAAAGCTACTTGTATGTTGTTTTCAAGCATTTGTTTTTCTTCTTCATCTGGTTGTAGTTGTATAAATATACCAAAATCATACAAATATAATTTTTTTATTTCATCTAAAACAGCTACATTATTAACACCAATAGCGTGAACAAAAGCATCTCTAGTTGGTGAATATTCTAAAACATCAGATATTCTTAACGAAAGTTTTTCCGCTATTTCAGCTGTTAAAAATAAACCAGCTTGTAATATATGTCTTGTGGCTGTGTTGCTATTTGCAGCAGCTAGTTTTTGCACACCAACTAAAGCGTTTTTATCTGGCATACCACCATCTCTAGCTTCATTAAGTCCGGTAGTGTCTCTAATCATTTGTAAATAGTAGTTGTAGTTTGCTATTAAAGCTTGAATTTTATTACCACCACTACCACTTGTTATTTCTTGTATTGGTACTTTACCAGCGTTTATATCTCCATCACCTGTGTATGATCTACCAATAACACTACCTGTTTGGAAGAACATGTTTAAAGCTTCTTGTGGATTGTAATTTGTACCGTTACCTAAATCTATTTCAGCTAAACCATCAGCGTCAAGATAAACACCATCTGGTACCATACGCGCCATAACTTGCTGTAGCTTTAAGTGCGTAAGCTGTATCATATCTGCAAAGCCTGTTATACGTCTAACTAAACTTTCAATTTTACCTTTGTATAAACGAGGTGCTACAATAGAATAGTTCATTTTTACTTTATTAAAATCACTATTTGATCTTAACATATTTTTAGATAACTCCCACTTCAAAAGTTTGTTAGTACCTAGTATTAAAGCTCCTTCGTAAATAACTTCAATAGCTCTTTGTAATCTTTGAAAGCTACCTTCTTTATTTTCTGGTGGATTAAAGCTATCGTCTTTTTCTATAGCTTTTTCAGCGCCACTACCAACTTCCTTTACTTTATAAACTTCGTTCATGTAGGTTTTATAATTAAAATATAAAACTTGAACTTTATTATTATCTATTTCTTTATACTGTGCAGAACCTTGATCGTAGTTAGTTTGATGATAGTTTTTGTTTTTTATTATGTCTTCTAAATCTTCTTGCTCTAAAAAAGGAAACTGTTTAGCTAGCTCATTAACTGGTATTTTTTTAACTTCGCCAACATAATATAAATCATCAAAATACGGTGATTCAGTGTAAGAATAAATTAAATCAGCTGGATCTACGTATTCTATAGTAATACCTTCTGACGTGTTAAAGTTAGTTTTAACAGCACCAATACCTAAAACTGTTAAGTCGTAATAAAAACGTTTTTTAATTAAATCGTAATTATTACCTTTCATTAAAGTGTTTAAAGCTTGTTCTTCAGCAATTTCAATATTTTGTTTATAAGTTAATTGCATGTGAAGCTGTATTTCTTCTTTAGTTTCTGGAATATCTTTTAAATCAGATCTTCTAGTATTAATACCAAAAACTTCTTGATTGTATTCGTTTAAACTTCTTAAGCTCATATCAGCTAATATATCTTGCAGATACTTAGTTTTTTCATCTATGCTAAGAGGATCTTGCGAATAAGCTTTTATATCGTACATACGATCTGCTAGGCCATTAACAACTATATCAACGAACTTAGGTATTATAGGTACAGGTTTCCAATCAAGATTTAAGTAGCTTAAGTCACCGTTTATAGATAACTCATCTTTATATTTTTGTATTGATTGCTCTCCTCTTGCGTAAAGCCTTAAATTATGATAATTGTTTTTATTAGTTGTATACCTAGTTTGATTGTAATCATTGTAAAACCACTCTGTTTCAATAGCCTTAGCAACTTTTAAACCATAGTCATAGCTTAACTTTTCAGCATCGCTTACAACTTGACTTGGAAAATAACTTTTTACCGCAGACTCTGCCATATATTTATTTTATTATTTTAGAATTATAACCAGTATTAGTATATCTGGATATGTTTATATTTATTTTTTGTTTTTCAACGTTTGGATTTGGAGCATACAAGTGCCTATTACAAGCCATGATAGCTAAACCACTACTAATCGTTGCATCAAACTTTGTACGTTTGTTTATATCAAACTTACCCCAATCATTTAACGTTCTATTAAAATACATGCTTCCGTAACTACCTGTTTGCATTTGACCAACATGGCCTTGTATATACATTTCTATCGCAGCAGCATGCGCTTGTTTAATATCTTCACTTGAATTAGGTATACCACCTATTTCTTTTTCAG